CTGTACGCTTCGCTTCCATGATCCCGCGCGATCTAAAGGAAAACCCCGGCGATACGCACCGGGGTTTGGGGGAGGGAAACGATCCAGAAAGATCAACGCTTCATGTTAGCTCCTGTTTCTCGTTGCAACGCGATTGCCTTCTAACAACTCCTATTGCATACCACAAAACGCCGAGAGCCTCAACAAAAGAAAACCCCGGATATTTCACCGGGGCTGTGTTCAATATCTAACCGATTTGCCTATATGTTCCCCGCTCATCTGCATACTATCCATTTGGGATTGTCGCTTATTCCATGTTTCATAGTCTGCCGGGGATAAGTGATCTACTCTAATACGCCCACAATCGGTTAAACGATCCTGCGCGTCTTGCAATTCGGCATATTCTAGGCTCATTGGAGTATAGCCTAAACCGTTTGGCCATTGGCGAGTAGTTGCATATTTATTTACCATTTTCCTAGTCTCCTCTAACGCCTAATTGCGTAGTTCTTTATTGCATAAATCCCGTATTCCTGCAAGCGTTTTCTAAAAGAAAAGCCCCGCTATTTCTAGCGGGGCTTTCCGTTTCGGGCGGTTCGTGGCTCTTGCTTTTGCAAGCTATCCTGTTACTCCCCGCTTGCGAATATCAGACTTCAAAAGTCTCCCCCTTTGACGCGGCCTTACCTTCCAGAGCGGCCTTGAATTTCAGCAATACGGCGTCATGAGCGGCATTGATGGCCTTTTCAATCTTGCCGATTTGCTCGCCCGTGTAGTGGTAGCTGGAACGGTTGGCAAGGTTGCCGATAAGGTTGATTTTGGTAAGAGCGGCGTTTACACGCTTTCCGGCCAAGGTGGAAAACTTTTTTGCCTTTGCGGCGAGTGCAGCTTCCTTGTCCTGAGCCTGTTGCGCTTCTGACTTGACTACCGTACCGCCAGCGGGGGTTTTCTTATTTGCCATTTTCTTAGTCTCCTAAATGCGCTTGATTGCGCGTATCCATATTGCATGATTTGCGAATGAATGCAAGGGTCTATGCGATAATTCAGGCAACAAAAAACCCCGGTTGCCGAATTTCAACCGGGGTAAGTTTACCTCTTGGGGAGGGTAGTTAATGCCCCCATTTACCGCTAGGAGCGGTGGGTTTAATAGTACCTTTGGGAACGATAGTTCCCGTTTTTTCGGCTATGATTTCAATTTTTGCCACGTTGCTATCGTGATTTTCTTTTGAGGCGTCACGGGCCTTTTGCTTTTGAAACCAGTCAACCCCTTCATTTATCGCCAATCCGCCAAGCGCAACTAACGCATCATTGATTGCGCCCGCGCCGAGTGTATCAATTCCATGTTGCGCGGCGATTGCTGCGGCTGATCCCGCGCCGATAGCAATTGCTTTGCCAGCGGCTTTCAATACGAACGGCAGTAAAATACTCCACATTATTTTATTCTCCTAATGTTTGAATGTTCATGTTTCTTTTTAACAAAGTCTCTATGCAATTCCAAACGCAAGTCAGCAATTGCTTTTTCAATATCCCTAAAAGCTGATACAGCTTTCTTGAACGCCACTATTGCCGGGATAAGAAACATTGTGGCGATGAGTTGAAAGATATTCAACCATGCTATAATTTCATTTGCGGTCATTTTATCCAAGCCTTGCCCATTGAAAGTGCATGGGATCATTTAGAAGATTGATTGCGCCCTCATCCGTAAAGCATTTAACAACCCATGCCGGGAAGCGTTTGGATTTTTGTTTATTCGGATATTTGCTAGGCGCAAGATCAAGAGCGCAGGCCCATGAATGCGATGAAAGATTATTGGAGTTGACAGACAAGCGATAATTGAAACACCCGCCAAAGATTGAAACCCCTACACGGTCCAATTCCGCCTGAGATTTCCCGCTTGCAATCCACAATGCGCCAAACACGCGGTTGATACTGTCATAGATTTTACGATGAACCAAAAATTTTTTCACGGGTTGCCCCGCGTAGGTCATACGGAACGGCGGATAAAAATAAACAAGATTTGCTGCCTTCCATTTTTCGGAAGCTTGTCCGTGTTTGCCTGTAGGATTTCCATAGAATGAATTGCGCTGTGATTGCAGGGGCCAAATTGTCATAATGCTCCCTTAGCGGCGTTCGTTGCACTACGCGCCGCTCTTTCAATTGTGGCGTTGGGATTTCGGAACAACGATAATCCTACGGCCACAAAAATAAATCCGAGAATGATGATTGCAGCACGCCCGATAAGTCCCTCAATGAATGCAGCAATATCAGAAAAGATTGACGCGCCCGGTTGAGCAACCGTTTCACCTGTTTTTGCATCGGTAAATGTATCTCCCTGACCTATATCCGGGGGCAATCCGAATTTTGAAATGATAGCATCGCGGAAACTATCCCCGGTAGAGTTGATTGTTTGTCCACCGGGGAGCGTAACGGCTGAGGGACTGTCCAACAAACGGCTTACAGGATAATCAGAACCATATGAGGGCTGAACGTTTGAACCTGTAAGCTGCAAATAACCAGACGGAATTTGACCTGCCTGAAAAAGCTGGATTGACGGTTGCTTATTGAAATAAGAACCGCCCGAAAACCATCCGGTTAACAGGTTAGTTTTTCCGCCTAGTACATCGGTCATTTGACAACTTTCAAATCAATGATTTTTGCGCCCTCATTTGAATTTGCCGGGAGCAATTCCTTTTTCAGCTTGGCAAGGACAACGCTAGCGGGTTCTGCTATAAGCGTATCTTCGCCTAGATACTGACAATTCAATTCGGCAAGGCTCTTAACGAATATGTCACGCTCCTCCTGATTTATGAGGCGCGATGCAAACGGGCCTTTTTCACCCGCCATGAATTTAACCTGAAACCATGTTTCCATTGTATTAGTCTCCTCTAAATTTACCGGGGAAAATTCCCCGATAAACTATAGACCTTCAAGGATCAAAAGGCAACCTTGTTCCGGCCTTCACGCATCAGGCGCAAGAGGCCGGGGGGTGACGGTCTTGTGATCCGCGCAATATATGAGCTTGTCACCGAATGACTTTCAGGCGCACGCAATCCATGGAAAAAATTGTAATTGCCAAAACTCGCCCGCAATCCAATAACACTTTCATTCTTTGCGCCACTGTCAAAATTGGGTTGCGCGCCAAAAACATTATTTTGTCTAGCTAACATCATGTGCACCCGCATCCGTAAAAGTCGCCACTATTATCAGCGTCGGGCAAAGCTTGCCCTAACTGGCCGCTAGCGGATTGCGGCAAGATATTTGCAACCGGGGGAGCCATAAGCCACGGTTGATTATATGTCAGATAATTCGCCAAGCTTGCCGATTGATAATCAACCGGATTTGCCGTTGTATCAGGCGGGCTTGTCGGTGCGTTGCCTGTCATTGGTACAGGCCCACGGCTGAAAATCACAAGAGCGACAAGCGCAACAAAGCCTAGCGCAAAAATTATTCTTTCCTCTTTGCCCATGATCTCAAATTCCTTTCAATGACTAACAGAATATGCCAAGGAAACAACTCTTTGGCTTATTGATTTTTGCTACCTTAACTTGAGCGTCAATGCTTGATTTTGCAATCGCTGCTTGGCTCGCCATTTGAGCCGTTAGCGTTGCATATTGCGCTTGCATTGCAGCCGTTTGCGCGGCGATTTGATCCCCGGAAATTTTCGCCGCAAGGGTATTTGCAAGATCGGTTGAGACTGCCCCGGTTGACGTTTGCAATTTCCCCAATTCCAGATTTGCAGCGATGGAAGCCGCGTTTGATTGCGCTTCAAGCCCCGCAATATATTTTTCCGTTTCAACTTTGGCTAATTCCACATCGCGTTGTGCAGATACGGCGTAAGTTTGTGCCTGTGTTTGCCCCTGTAATTGCTGCAAGGCAATTGCTGCGGATTGATCCGATTGATAGGTGTCAGCCGTGGCGGGTTCAGTTGAACCTGAAAACAGGATCACCGCGCCGACAACAACTAAGATAGTTGTTACTGCGGCGATAGGGTGCGCTTTTACAATTTCGATTGGATTTGTCATTGCGATGCCCCTGCGGGGAGAATTGTTACCCGCTCAAATGGCAATGGATTTAATGGCTCCAATGCTACGCCATATCCGCCTTTTTCCGCATTGAAAATAGGCTGTGAAATAACTTGCCCGTTCAAAAGGCCAGCGCCGCCGATTGTTCCGGTAGGAATTTGCCGGGTGTCAATCGGGGGAGCGGGCCGCGCAATACGGATAGGTCGCGCGTTATAAGGCAACGGGCCGCTCAAATCTGTTGGCGGTAATTGCTGCGATGAAAGAAAATAATTTTCACCATTGCGTGAACGTAAAACGGGGGCCTTAGTCCATTCCATATAGAATGTCATGGGGTTGCCATCTTCCGGCTCAACTACAATTTTCTTTTTGCGCCCTGCGAACGGGTTGAATTGTGAAATACGGAAAGCCATGGCGGTTTTTCTCCTGACCGAATTACAAAAGTCACACATGATTTATGACTTATTAATAATCGTATCCGTGCAATCCCGGCAATGAAACAACATTGCCCTGAATTGGTGAAACCGCCGCGCCCAATGCCTTGGCATATCCACCGAATAACGCGCCGATAACGCTCTTTGTGTCAGATTTGCGGGAGACAAGGACGGCAAGAATTGCAACGCCCGTTATTCCGACAAGAATAGTCACGATTGCTTCTGTCAATTGGTTCATTTTCTTTTCTCCTACCTGTACCCGGACTTGTTCCGGGTATTAAATAAACGCCATTGCCACTTTGGCAACGGTTGCGAATGTTTTTTGCGCGGCGGTTGCCCGTGCTGCGCCAACTGCGGCATTTGCGGTAATCCCGGCTTGAACGGTCTGACTTAGGCTATCCACATATTCCGCCGAATGATCGGCAATTTTAATGCTTCCAAGCAAATCAGCATTTTGTTTTGATCCCATCGTATTTTCATTATTATGTACCGGGCCTAGAGCTAATGCTTCCTGCAACTTATTAAACACGCCGCCATTTTTCACAACGAATGATATTATAATTAGTGTCATGAATGCGCGTGACAATGGCTTGAGCGGCTCAATATATCCCAATGCTCCCACCGCGCCGATTGCGACTAGCCATGTTGTGAAATTTTGAGGCCCTGTAAAATCGGTAATGATTTGCTGCCCGAATGCGGCGTGAGTATTTCGCACTCCCGTGACAATCATTAACAAGCCGATAATTACAAGCGCAAATGGCATTAGATGATAAACCCCATGTAGGTTCTTAGCTCTCCCCGTGCTGTGATAAACACAAGGAAAGCTATGAACAAAAAAGCAAAAATTACATTAGACTGTTGCACTACGCAATTCCAAGCCTTCCCGCGATCTGCGGAAATTTCACGCCAAGAAAATAGCCAATGGCAAGAATAACCAAAATTGTAATGATGCGCCCTGAAAACATGATTATACAACCTCCTGAATATGCCGGAAAATAAGTTTCCAAGCAATTAAAATAACGATGATTAGCCCCATGAACCAAAACCAGTCAGCGGCGCTCATATCTTCCGCCTTGAAAGGTTTGGCCATGAAAGCCCTGAAATTTTCCCAAAACATTTTCAACCTCCTGTGAACACCCTAGCGCCTATGACAAGGCGCTAGGGTAATTCTGAAACACCGCTTCTAGAATTTAGAAGCTGAGGTTGCGCCGACAATCTGGTTTTGCAATGCCAGCATTTCAAAGCCAATCAAAACTTGCGACGTTGCGGCCTGTACCTGTGAAGGATTGATAACAAGCAACTGGTTGCCGAATTGGTCGGTATTGATTGGGCGGGTTCTGTGGTCGAAATAATACACGGAACGGGCTGCAACTGCCGGAAAATCATCGCCAATGATTGTTCGCGTCATAAAGCTTGACATGAAAGGATCAAACTTAATGACGTTCGTGGAGTTGGCAACCTGAATTGCCCAATAACCTACGTCCGTTCCCGGCGTGGAAGCGGAACCGAAATTATCGTAAACCGCCATGGTTGACATATAATCGCGGAAATTGCTGTAAGCAATTGAGTTTTCCTGATTTACCGCCAAGCCAATCATGACCGTATTGATTGCCATATAAGCATAGGAGAGATCAATCAAAGGCAGGATTGGGCGGTTATCATACATCGGGATTTGATCCAGATAATTCTGGTAAACCGTGACCGTGAACAATGTAATTGTTCCGGTTGCTGCCGTGCTTGACTGGTAAACTGCAAGCGTAGGATTTGCGCCCGTTGCAGCAACAAGAGTTGGATTGACCGTTAACTGCAAGTTGACATTTGCGCCCGTGGTTGCCGCATAAATCGCACCGCGCAAATCAATATCAGAATATGAAACCGGAACTTCAAAAAAGAACCGGATAGCCTGAATTGTAGTGATTGGCGATGGTGCAACCGCAACCGGATAATTTGAGCCCATTAAAACCGGGCTATCATTGGTAAATGCTGCGGCAATTGCCCGCTGGCGTCGCGCCGTTCCCAAGAATGTCAAATGCCATCCGGTAGTGTTGATCCGTTGCAGATTGTTCAAATCCGTAAGCGTGATATTTGAAAAGATATTTGCGGGACCGAATGCGGTTCTTGTGTGGGTTTCAGCGGCGGTTTGCGTAAGAGAAAAAGAAACCTCAACTACAAAACGCTTGATAAGCCCAACATTCTTTGCCTGAAAATTCAGGACTTGCCCGCGTGGATCACCCACCGGGGTTATAGGTGGAAGCGGTTGCCACATGTCGATTGTGCGTTCAAGAACCAATCGCCGCGCGTTCATATTATCAGAACGTGGGTCACGTTGCGCCATTGCAGATTTAGCCATTTTCATTCCTCATTTTCTGCGGGAGGGGTTGTTATGATGAATGCTAGCCCCGCGATAGCTAATGCAATCATCACATAGACAATTACCCAGTTAACGGGATTTGCAAGCAAAGCCCAATTAAGCGGGATTTTTGATTTCAGGGTTTCAAACATGCGCGTTACTCTTGCGCTGTCTGAAATGATTGAAGCCCTGAGATCACGAAACCGAGTAGCGTCATACCCAAAAAGAACATGAGTAAAACGCTAATCGTGTTCACGAAATTTATAGGCAGATAGACTTTTTCCATTTCACATATTCCTTTTCTTGGGCAACAAACGACGGTCAATATCTTCCAGAATTTTGCTATCATCCGGCACCGGGCCGAAAACGTTTACTGTATCCTCCGATACGTCATACCAATGCGAATGAAAGCGGGGGAGCGGCGTGTCCAGATTGATGCGGTTCTTTGGCGCATACGATTGCGCCGTCTTGCGATCATCTTCCCGTGAGAGTTGGAAGAAAGCAAGAAAATCCGCTTCGCTAAAAACGAATGTCGAAACGCGGCTAGGCCGCTGGCTGAGAGTGATAACGGGAACTTTTTTAGAGCGGCCTTGCGTAAGGACCGTTTGCAATGCGCGGCTTGTGGGCCGAATGGAATATCCCTCATCAATGTACATTCCAATTTTTTCACGGTCGAGTGCATTAAGCATCCATGCGTCAAGTTTTTCGTCGTGATCCTCCTCCCGCGTGTCGGGTTGCAGGAGGTAAAGCCCCGGCGATTTTGGAATTTCAGAATACCCGATTTGTCTAATTCGGTCAATGCCTTCAAACATTCCCTCCCGCTTGTGATCTATAATCACATAGGGGATTTTGTCGAACGGGGAAAGCGACAATAACCACGTTCCAAAACGTGTTTTGCCGCTCCCCGTGCGTCCTACAATAGCAGTCCGGTGGGTTAATCCCGGTATCCTGACATTAGTTTCCAAATCAATTCGCCTGAAAATTGGTGAACCCCGGTTCTATATAAACCCCTTCATAGGGATCATGTGTTGCTTTCGTTGGTTTAGGAGGGGGAGGATTTTTCTTACGTTCCTCCATGCGCCGATTGCGAATTGCAACAATGCGCGTTCCATAGATCATTCCGGCAACCATTGAAAAGTTGATCCAATCAACTGTTTTAGCGGCCATCGCAACGTCATAGTGGCGTGACACATTGGCGGTTGCTTGTGCCAATTCCGCTGCCTCTTTTTCATCAAGCAACAATTCCGCCGATTTTGTGAACGCTGCAAGCATGGCATGAGCGTTTACAATTATAGATGCTAGGCCATCTACAGAAAGCGTTTTCGCGGCTTTTGAATTTGTGGAGCCGGGCTTTCTGCCACGGCGTTTTCTGACAGGTTCCCCGGTAAGGCCGCTGTCACTGTTTCCACCGCTTCCCTCACTGGCGATTGTTCCGGGGTCAATGAAACTGAAACGGGGGCGTTCTGCGGTTGCAGTGTCGCCGCTTGCAGCGTCAAGCTTGCTGCCATTGTCGCCTGTATTTCCGTCAACTGGCTTTTCATTGTCGCCAATTCCGGTTGCAAAGATTGAAGGTCTGTCTGACATTTTATCAAGTCTCCTCTAAGATCATTAACTTGTCGGCCAATTTCACTTTGCAGGGCCGCATCTGCAATAGCTTGCGCCGTTTCCTGCGCTTCCTCCACACGCTTTTCAGCGTGTGCTACAACCGCGCTAACGGTTTCTTGTGCCTGTGTTTCTACGGCTGCAACCACGTTATCGGTTGCCTCTCTTATGGTTTCCATTTTCAATTCTCCAATGCTGATATACGTTGTTCCAGTTCATCAAGTTTAATCTTGATGCACTCAATTTGTAATGCCAGCATTGGCAATGTAACCGCGTCTAATTGAGGCAATGCGGGCCGCTGTGACGGTTCAATCTGTGACAATTGAACCGCCATGGCATTTATTTCAGCATGAATATCAGGCAAGGACATTGCGGCGCAACCATGCCAATTCAGCATTGGACAATGGGGCCTGATTTTCATTATCTTCCGGTTTTTCCGCTTCCGGTTTTTCGTGAGGTTTCTTACGTGCCATGTTTTCTATCTCCTATTTCAATTGCCGCAATCGCGGCGGGTTTATCCTCCTGCATTACAGGGGGAATTTTCAAATGGCGCATGATTGCGATTTGCTGCGCCTCTACACGGTTCATTTGTTGCTTGAGATCAACAACCACCGCGCCGTATTGGTTCAAGGTTCCCGTTACCTCTTTAATGATTTCATCGGGATTGATGCCAAAGGATTTTAGCATCATTAGTAAACCTGTGGACATATTTTAGTCTCCTCTTGTTAAACGAATGACGCGGCGACATTGGCGGTTGTCGCGCCCGCATTGCCACTTGTAATAGTTAGGGTTGAACCGTCCGTTTGTTGAATGCCTGTTGCGTCTTGCAACGCGCCGCCGTCATTATAACTGACAACGTTTTTAATTCCAATTAAATTGGCATTTGCTAACCCCGTTTCCGTGCACGAACTCGCAATGGCCACTCCTAAAGCCCCTGTAACTAAAGCCATTGCAGCGGGAGAGGTTGCGGATTTAGTATCTTTTGCCGCGCTATTTGTTAAATTATTTGTTGATATTACATCAATAGCACAAAAATCTTGTGTTGATCCGTGAGTAACAACAACCGTTTTTAACTGGCCGCTTAGATTTGTATTAACGCGCCATATGCTCGTGCTTATGCCAAGGGGCGCGGCTCCCGTAAGAGCTAATTGAATTATTGAGGTTCCCGCAATTGCGTCAGCCGTTAATGCTGTAACGGTCGGATTATTTCCGCTCGCATTAGACGAATGCGTTACAATATATTGAATACCTGCGCTTAGGAAAACGCCAAAATCTACCAACGTAAAAGTTTTAGTTGCCGTTCCGGTAGGATTGGCGCGATGTGTGGTACGAAAAAGTGTTGGCGCTGTAATAATAGACGTTGCATTTGAGATTGATCCCGCCGCGACATGCAAATTACTAAAGGTGAATGTCGTTTTCGTTATGGCGGTATCATTGAAACCGATTGAATATATTTGAGCAACTAAGCCATTTGTCCAGACCGGCCAAAGGCAAACGGAATTGGCCGGGCAAACAATCGTGTACCCCGTATCAGGAAAGAAAACATAAACCCCTTGAACGGAAAAAGTATTATCAATGTAAATGGACCTTATAGCCTCTAGGCCATTGGCAGGGCCTAGCGTTGTAAGATCAACATTTATCAAAACAGGGCTAAGACTTGATGCACCATATTTTGACCAGTCAACCGGAATTGTCACGCCAGCCGGGGTTCTTAGTAATGGCGTGCAATCGCTGATTTGAGCCGCGCGTAAGGCTATTCCCTGCCCTAACTGCAAGGATTGTAAACTAACGCCCGGTTGAATTGAAATAGACATGCGTTCTTGCTATGATCCACTCATTATATATGTAAGCAAAATGAGGCCCATTAAACGACGCCGGGGAGATATACTATTGCGGCCATAGGGACATTCAAAAAGATCACGGGAATTGCCAACGGCGTTACTGCGCTGATAGAGAAGGTTCCGCGCAAATGGCCGGGATGAATAATTGGCAAACAGGCAATTGCGCCAATCGGAATTTTTATAGTCTGCGGCAAGCCCTGAATTACAATATCCAGACGACGCGGGCTAGCGGAATTATCAACCCATACGGATTGCACAAATGAAATTTGTTGTTCATCTTGTTCCTTTGCCAAGTCAAAATCAGCCGAGATTGCAGCCGATAAATCTACTAGCAAGCGAATTGCTTTGGGCAATTCTTTTGGGGCTAGACCATTGTGAACCGAAAAACCTGAAAGCATTATGCAACACTCCTCTTTTGCCTGTACTCGGATTTAATCCGAGTATCTGGTTTAATTTTAGTAACTGCCGTGGCGCGAATATTGCGCCGCATGTAAAATTGTTTCCCCGTTTTCGTGAGCGTCGGACCTGTTGAAATAACCTCAATAATTTCGTCGTCTAAAAGCTGCAACATTTTTTCCCAATCCAGCGCACCATGAGGGGAGCCTTTTGACTTTACCACAACGTTGTCTTTGTGTCCACGCCCCAACTTGGCGTCAATCATATATGCGTAAAGCTTTTTGCCAGCAATAATGACTTCATCAAAACTTTTTTCCAAATCCCATGCACCTAATTCCGTTGCATCAATTTTCGTATTATCCAAACGCTTGCAAATCAAGCTGTCAGTATCGCAATAAATGGGATCAACTGAATTATGAATTGCTTTCATCAAGACGGCGCGGCTTGCTCCCGTGATACTCGCAGCCGTTCCAACATTATTAAAATTCCGGCGCGGCGCTGGCCTTTCCCATATGTCATAGTCCGGGCAACGGTAAACGGGCAATAGGCAATCTTCATAACCTTTCGGGGGCAATGCGCCATGGTCCGTTATATGATTGTCCTTATAGCGGCGCGGATTTTGCGCGAATTTTCCAAAGCCATTGTTAAGCAGGAGTTTTGTGAAAATATCATCTTTCTTTACATTATCATATTCAACCGTTCCTTCTGGTAAAAACTTTAATTGCGTTTTAGTCTGCAAACGTTTTTCATAATGGGGGATCACAAATTTTGCAAAGTCTGAAAACTCATTGCAGTCTATAAATTGATGAAATTTAATATCGGTTATCAGGCCCAATTCAATCGCGGCGCGATATTCCCAAATCGTTGTCATGAACCGCCCGTGACCTACGGTTGCCGTTGTCTCATGATCTTCTGTACGCTTTACCAATGCCCCATAATTCGTGCATGTGAGATCAATAAAGCAGGTTCCGGCATTAATCCCGCCGTTTCTCCTCCATGAATAATGATTGCCGATAGGATGCTGATAATTTGCCATGACGTAGGGATACATGGAATTTACATCGAATAATTTATATCCGCCCGTAAAATGTCCTTTACCGCCTAAACATTCAACCCGGCCACCGAAAAAGAATTGACGCAATTCCGCGTCGGTGTTTTCCCCAATGCGTTTCACGTTGTAATGCTTCTTTATATCAGCCATAGCGGCTTGACCGATTGATAGCTTGAAGCCAAATTCTTTCAGGAACGATTTAACAATGTCGAATAGATAAACGCAATCATTCACCATGTAATCTATAATTTTCTGCTTATATTTTTCCCGGTTCTTTTTCTGCAAAAATTTTATATAATTGAATTTGTCTTTTTTGTAGTTTGCGAGTTTTTCAGGGATGATATGGAAGCTATCGCGCAATTCATGACGCCCGATTTTGGCCGACATAATCCCGCGCCCCTTGAAGGAAACCGCGCCGCGTAACTTGTGGACAAGAAACATATAATCAAATTTGCCGCCGTTGTGCGCGTAGATTGTATAGTTGCCTTCCAGATTTTCGATTGCCTCAATCAATTGTGTAAGGAATTTTTCCAGATCATTTTCCCAAATCACGATAGGCTTGAATTGATCTGAATATAAGCAAGCTGCAAAAGGCTGTATTTTATCATCCGGTTTTTTATTGTTGAACGGATCGGTTTCAAAATCCAAGACCGCCACGTGATCCAGTTTTAGCTCAAATTTTTTCTGTCTATGACGCTTGCGCTCCTCTGCTTTGGTTTGCGCCCGTTCGTCATTATAGAGCCGTGGCCTTCCCCGCGTTTCGATAAGGCGCGGGACTAAGATAATCGCCATTGCGAAACCCCGCGTTAAATTTCGTTGTCGCTTTCGTCGGTTCCAAACTCATCAATCAAAATATACTTTTGCCATGTGTTGTAGGGGTTTTTCTCTTTCCCGCCCGCCGTTGTATATGGAAACATAAATGCAACCATATCTTCCCATGTATCTTCACTGTGGAAACCCGCACCTATTGGAATTGTGTATCTGATATTTTTCCCCCGCGCTAGTTTGTGCGCCTTGTCGGCTGTGACAGGAGTATAAATGCGCTTGAATTGTCTGCCGTTTAGCTCAACCTCTCCCGATATTGTTCCGGTTGATTTGCTGAAATGCGGCCTCTTTGCGCCCGGTTCTACCGGAATAATTACAGACCTTCCCTTAACGTCAAATCCTTCCTTGAAACCTTCAAGGAATTTGCGCCGGGGAACCTTCACGGCAACCGCTTCCCCTGATAATACTTTTGCAAAACGCTTTTCAACTTGCTCCCGCATATAGCGTGTTGATCTCTGCGATCTTGCGTCAACCCGTTTTGATACAAGGCCCATATCTTTCAGCCGTGCAACCGCATGGCGGAAAGCTTTTAGTTGACTACCTTTGAGAATTTTGCTAGGCATATCTGTAAGGCACTCCTAATGCCTAATTGAAGCCGGGTTGAGCAAATTCCAGAATGCTCCCCGGCTTCGACCTTTCTAACACATCATGATTGATCCGGCAACCGGGTTGAGATACCATCGCGGGGCCGGGGAGGGTGCTTAGTCTCCTCACTCCCTAGACGTTTGAAAACCCGTAGCGTTTAACGTTGCGGGTTTTCGCGTTTTGTTATTTCAAACCGTGTTGCTCTAAATTCTTTTTACAATGCAAAAGCCATGAATGCGATTGAGGCGCGGGCCGTTTTTTCTGTATGGAAAAATAAAACGGCGAATTGTAACTGCACCGCTTTTTCTCAAGTCATGGCCGCGCCAAACTGCCATGACAGGATCAAACCAAATTCCATGAATGACTGGCCACATTAGCAAACCTTTACAAAATGATACATTTTACGTTTTTTCTTTTTGTTCCAGTACCATTTCCGCACTTTGTGGCAAACAGATTTTATTTTCGGCTTTGCTTTTTCCGTTGCTTGTGCAATTTCCGACTTATGCACCGGGAGCGGCGTTTGCGCGGCGACATTTTGCACGGGGGTTTTGTATATGGGAGCGCTAACCGGGACATAGCGTATATCCTCTGATTTAATGACCTCAGAACAATTGTAAACTATCGGAACGGGGTCACCGGGAATTGAAAATAACCACGCGCCAAACATGCCAGCAATCCCAATCGATGCAACAAACGGAACGGCGTTCATGGCTTCCCCGCTATGAAAAGAATGCGCTTAAAATCACTGTCAATAAGATTGGCATTCACCGCATTCTGCAAGCTGGAAATATCCAACAATTTGAACGGAAAATGCAAAATCCGCGTCTTGCCGTTTTCATAAGTCACATGCAATTCCAGCGCGTGACTGTGGTTTTTGTGGAATAGATCACGTTGCTTTTTCATGGCGATAATCTCCTGTAAATAACAAAATCAATATCAGGAAACCGCGCGATATATTCGTTTATTTCCGGCATAGTATCTGCCGAAAATCTTGACGGAAACACTTTGCCATCGGCCCAATGGCCGCTATCATAAATTCCCTTATGGGGATACGCTTTGACAAGCAAATATTTCCCCAATGGTTCATTTGGATTGTTTGTCATGGCTGTAAATCCAAGGCCATAATTATCAAACGTGCTACAACGCGGATTGTTGCATTACGCCAAAAGTGGACACGGTTTCTTGTCTCAATCGCGGAACATAAACCGCGAATTTCCTTTTCCAGCGAAAGCGGTTCCACTTTCAATTGCCGGAAAATTTCCTCTGTGATCTCGTCACACATGGCACTAACAAGAATTTCCCTGTCACCATAAACCGTCAATTTCTTTGAGCGCAACATAGTCTAGTCTCCTCTTTATTGCGAAAATCTCCCCGGCCATGATTGACCGGGGAGCCGACATTTTACGCATTACTTTTTGGATTTTTTCTCGCCTTCTGCGGGTTGTGTTTTATCCGTCAATTGCGCTTGTGGCGTCGGCGCTACCAACTTACGCAAGGCTTCAAGCGGATCGGGAGCCTTCTCAACCGTTGGATCAACAATGCTTTCCAACTGCCAAGAATATCCCTGTGGGTTGCCATCGCGCACAACAAAAACCTTGTAAGCAACTTGCACCGCATCGGCTGCGGGAGTGATAATTTCCCCCGTTTTACTGTCAGTCTTGTCGCTCAACATAGCGATAAGACTGTTAATGAAAGTATCAGGCATGAACAAAACGCCGGATTGCACAGGCGCATCGCTCCCCGTTACGTTGGCCTCAAATAATCCGCCCAATCCTTCATAGGTTTCCTGTTTATTTGTGTCAGTTCGCCTAACAACGCCCGTAGCGCGACCTACAAGCGTTCCAACAAAAAGCCTGTTAACCGTATCCGGCTCACTTGCAATCCGCTTTGGCTTAAAATCCGAAAGCGTGATTTTGCTTTTCTGAATAGTCATATTTTAGTCTCCTGTTGCTCTAGTTATTCACGGCATGATTGCCGGGAATTTAGTTATGGGCTTTTTCTGGAAAGCCCAATTCGTCTGACTTATCATTGAAAGATTTTATAATACAATCTTCAATTGATAAGCCTAAAGCCGATGCAAGCAAATCAAGATATATGAAGGTATCCCCGATTTCCATTGCCGCCTTTTCAAGCAGTTTTGTAGCAGGAACCATCTTGTTGCCATTCATGCCCAATTCATCGCGGCGTAGCTTCTTTATGATATTGCACAACTCGCCAGCTTCACCCGCCATCGCGTTAGACCAGTCGGCAATTGTCCACCCGGCATTTAACAATCCGCCTTCATGCCAACGTTCGGCGCGGGTTTTATTTGTGCGTGAAAAGGGGCGAATTGTAAGTAAACCATCATACATTTTAGCCCCCTAAATTTTCACAGTCACAGAAAGAAAATCAGCGAACGGTAAACGCAACGCCGTCTTTTTAATATACAACGTTCCAATCGTTGCTTCATTGCTTTCAATGACGTTGCCATTATCATCAATCTCGTTGTAGCGCACGCAATTCTTAGTTTCATTCTTGCGTGCAAACTTTACATGAATTTCCATTAGATTAGTCTCCTCTAAACCGTGACCAGTATTAGCGCGATCACTACCGCTAGAACCATGCCCCATAATCCAAACATATGCCAAAAAGCAATCATGGCTAAAATGTAAAAGAAAAAGAGGGGCAGGGAAATTCTCATTTCATGCACTCCTAATAGACCATATCAAAATCCATGGACCTGTATAATTCGATTGCACAAACCTCCGCCAGACTGTTACGGGTTTTCCACTCAAATCAAAATCAGCCCGCGCCCGGTTCAAAATTTCCATGAGATTTGTGCTCTCAACAATGCCAGTCCGATAGTTAAACATTCTGCTTATCCCCCGGCTTCACAAGGCCCAATTTAATCATGGCGTTCTGACATGCAAGAGTTGGAACTAAAATCTTGTGCGCTCCACTATCGCCTTGATCCTTGGGAGCTAAACCCATTTCGCAAATCTCAATCATGCCATACCTTAAAAGAATTGCCGCGTGCTGTCTGTTAATCGCGCTAGGCCGGGGGAATTTACCATAAATCTTTTGCGTGAGAGTGTTGAAAATGTTTTCCGGCAAAAGTAAAAGGCTCATCTTTAAATCAGCGTTCATGACGTTTGTCCTTATATGAAACTAAAACGCTTATAATGTCGGGCCTATCAATCGGATGCAATGAACCTTCACCCGTTTTAACCCAATCCTCTATATAATTGGCAAGCTGTGAAAAATCCCAATGCGGATTTTCCCATTTCACTTTCACTTTGAATACGCGCGTTGTCATGAGTGAACATCCCGCGTTATCATCCTGATAGCCCAACAAACCACAAGAAACAAAGCGAATGAAAAACAAATTTCCATTAGAGTGTGACCTCCAAGTTTTTTGTATGATAGATTTGATCAATCTGAATAACACAATGGTTAAAACCAAAATGCGTTCGTAAATCCATAGCAAGTACTTTTGCGGCGCTTTCTGTGTCGCGCTCATA